CGCCGGAAAGCGCTGTAAGTTGCTGGCCGCGCATGATGCCTAGCGCGGCAATCAAATGGTTGCTAGAGTAGGGGAATGCGCAGTGGTGAACTTGACAAAGCAATTACCATCCAGTCCGTCTCACGGGTTGTTGACGCGACGGGCTATGACGCCCCGACGTGGAACAATGTCGTTGCCGACGTGCCCGCCAGCATTCTTGCATACCGGGGTAGTGAGGCTTTCACCGCTGACCAAACAATTGGCGAAGACCGCGCGACCTTCAAAATCAGATACCGCGAAGACCTAACGACATTGAACCGCATTGTGTACGACGGTCGCAATTGGGACATTGTGGGCGTGCGTCCGGTTGGTCGCCGCGAAGCTTTGGAAGTTGACGCTATAGCGCGAAGTGAAACCGCAAGTGCCCCGTAGTCTGATAGATGGTCAGGTGTCAGGGTCGCGGCAGATTGAGCGCGCACTAAAACAATTGCCGCGCGCCACTGGTAAGAACGTAATGAAGCGCGCGTTACTCAAAGCGGTCAAACCAACCGTTACGTTAGCGAAGGCGAGCGCGCCGGTTGATGACGGCGACTTGCGCGATAGCATCAAAGCGGGCGTGAAGTTAACGCCGCGCCAACGTAGGCGGACTGATAGTGGTGCTGTTGTGTATGTTGGCCCCACTACTCCTAAAGGGTCACACGGACACCTTGTTGAATTCGGCACGTCAACACAGAGCGCGCGTCCGTTCCTGCGTCGCGCATGGACTGCAACGCGTAGTCAGGTGTTGGGGTCGGTCGGTGAGGAAACGTGGAAGGCTCTTGCTAAGTCGGCGCGCACGCTCGCTAAGAAAGCCGCGTCAGGGAAACTAACCAAAACAGCAAGACGGGCACTAAGTCAATGACCAACACGACACAAGAGTTGCGCACGTTCCTACTTGCTGACGCGGGCGTGACTGCGTTGGTCGTTGACCGCGTGTACTCTGATGTATTGACGCAAGGTGCGACGCTACCCGCCATCGTTTTAACCCTTGTCGGTGGCGTTAGTATTTACTCAACAACCGGTCTGAGCGGTCTCGCTAGCCCCAAGGTACAGGTTGACGTGTACGCCGCGAACCCTGCCGGGCGTCACGCCTTGGCGGACTTGGTGCGGCTGAGACTGGCGGGATACAGCGGACCCATAGGCGCTGGCGTGGCGCAAGGCATTTTTCTTGATAGCACCCGCGATCTATACGAAGATGCACCCAAGAGTTACCGACGCTCTTTTGACTTCACTGTTTGGAATGAGGAAAGCGCGACATGACTACCAATGCACTAATCGGAATGGGCGTACTGTTTTCGCGAGGCGACGCAGCAAGCCCGGAAGTCTTCACCAACATTGCGGAAGTGATTGACGTATCACCACCGTCAATGACCAAGGACCAAGTTGAAGCGACGCACACCGGTTCAACAGACAGTTTCCGCGAGTTCATCCCCGGCTTGAAGGATGGCGGCGAGGCATCTATCACGGTCAACTTTCTGCCGAGCAATGCAACGCAAAACAACACGTCAGGCGGTCTGCTTAACGACTTCATCAACAAGTCGGCGGCGGGCAACTTTCGGGTCTCGTTCCCAGGTTCGCCAACCGTGACTTGGACGTTTGCCGCAACGGTGATTGGCTACGAGGTCGCGACCCCGCTTGATGATCGCATGACGGCGGTTATCACGTTCAAGGTCGCTGGCGCACCGACCATCGCCTAACGCGTGTCGAATTCCAAACAAGGCGTTGCGACCGTGCCCGGCGTGGGTGCGGTCGCTTTCACATGGGATCGCATGGCGCAGCTAGTTGACGCGCTTGGTCCTGAGTTTGACACCAAGATTACAGCGGCGGCGTTGGGCACTGATGTTAAGGTAATCGCTACCGCTGTTGCCATTGGTCATGGTGGGTTGTCACCTGACGAAGTAATGCGAATGTCACCGCCAGTGCAACCAACCATCAACGCATTATTGGAAGCGCTCAACTTGGCGTTCCACGGTCAGAAGGTGGCACCGCATGTAGCGGGTGAAAACCCTACGATGGCGCGGCGCGTGTTGACTTTATTAGTCGCGCCTTTCAGACGGCTTGCCGCCACGGACTAAAGCCCGCCGAGTTCTGGGCACTCACGCCCTATCAAAGCACGACCTATTGCATTGGGTCGGCAGAGCGTGAAAACGCCACCTATCGCGTCGCGACGTTCACCGCGTGGCAGACGGCGGCGTTCAGTCGTCAGAAGAAATTGCCAACCCTCAAGTCAGTCTTAGCACCGCACGACAAGGACAAACCGGGCATGGCACCACGTAAGCAATCGGCACAGGTGTTGCGCGAGAAAGTCACCGCGCTTAACATAGCATTCCGTGGGAAGGACTTGACCGGCGATGGCTGAACCGATTGGCGCATTAAGAGTTGAACTAAGCGCTAACACCATTGCGTTTGAAAAGGACATGGGTAAGGCGCGCCGTGTCGTCAAGCGTGACACCGGTAAGATGACCAATAGTTTTGCGCGTATGCGCAAGTCGGTCGGCAACTCTGTTAGGTCTCTTGTATCACTGCGCGCCGCCGCCGTGGCTGCGGCTGGCGTCGCGGGTCTTGGTCTTCTAAGTCAACGGTCCATTGCTGCCGCAGACAACATCGCGAAGACCGCTGACAAGTTGGGCATCGGTATTGAGGCGTTGCAAGAATTACGCTTTGCAGCGAACCGCGCGGGCGTTGAACAACGGACACTTGATCTTGCGTTGCAGCGCCTAGCCCGGCGAACCGGTGAGGCGGCGAAGGGTACCGGTGAGTTGCGCGCCACTCTTGAAGAATACAACATTGCAGTTAAGAACGCAGACGGCAGCACACGCAGCACAGAAGATGTATTGATTGACCTTGCCGATGCGATCCAGGGCGCAAGTAGTGATAGCGAACGTTTACGCATCGCGTTTAAGGCGTTTGATAGTGAAGGCGCAGCACTTGTCAACCTGATGCGTGAAGGCGCTGCGGGCGTTGAGGCGTTCCGACTGCGTGCGCGTCAGCTTGGCATCGTGCTTGACGCTGACATTGTGCGCGAGGCTGAGAAAGCTAACGACGAACTTACGGACATGGGGCAAATCATAAAGGTTGCCGGTGTTAACTTAGGCTTGAAGTTCATGCCCGCCATGCGTTCGTTTGCCGGGTTGATTAGCGACCCTGGATTTATTGAGAACGTTGAAAAGATTAGTAACTTGGTGTCGCGTCTTTTGGACAACTTCCGCAGCACGGACGGCATTGACAAGATGCACCGTGAGTTAGCGGCGATTGACAAAGAGATTTCGACGTTGGCCGACCGCAACCCAATGATCAGCTTGGGCATTGCGCCGCTCAAGTCGCCCGGTGTTGGTTTTGGAATTGATACCATTGGCGGACGCCTTGACGAACTGCGCGCCGCCCGTGTCACGCTCGCCGCTGAGATAGCCGCTTTTCAGACTGACACCGCCGCTGCCGCCGCGTCTCTTGGCGGTGGTGATGGTTTGGTTGGTCAGTCACTAGAACTAAGACAAGCGTTGTCAGACCTAGACCACGAACTAAAGGTTGTGTCAGGTGACTACGCCAGTTTGAACCCCGGCACGATTGAAGCCGCGCGCACGTTGAAGATACTGAAAGGCGGCGTGACAGAGTTGGGCGACGGCATCTTACAGTTAACGCCGGACCTTGCAGAACTTGACGCCAAGATTAGTAATTTGGCGGGCAAGAATGCTGGCGCTGCGTTGTTCAAAGAGACGCGCACCGAGGTTGAGAATTTTGAAATAACGTTGAAGCGAATTAACGATCTATTCGAGACCGGCAACATTACAAACGAAACGCGGCTACGCGCCGCCGCGCAAGCATGGGATGAACTGAACACCAAGGTTGAAGCAACCAACGACTTTGGCATTGCGATGGGTCAATCATTCGGCAACGCTTTTGAAGAAGCCATACTAGGTGGCAAGGAACTTGGCGACGTACTCAAGAGCCTGGAACAAGACCTATTGCGGTTGGCGCTACGTAAGATGGTCACAGAGCCGATCTTTGGTTTTCTCGGTAGCCTCATTCCTGAGTTCGCCACGGGCGGCAGCTTCACTGTTGGCGGTGAGGGTGGCACCGACGCAAACCTAGTTGCGTTCAAAGCGACACGCGGCGAGCAAGTCAGTATCAAGACGCCCGGCCAACAGTCAGCGGAACGAAGCGCGGGCGCTGGCGGCGGTGCCGGTGTGGTTGTCTCAAGCAACGTCACCGTCAACGTCCATGCCCCGGCTGGGTCTGGTGTTGACCAACAAGAAAGCACCGGGCCCGGTGGACGCACCATTGATATATTTATTGATGAGGCAACCGCTTCTAACATTGGACGCCCCGGCAGTCGCACACGTCGCGCGCTAGAACAAAGCATGGGCGCATCACCAACGTTAAAGAGTAGATAAGGCATATGGCGACTTGGCCCGCATCACTACCACAAACGCTGTTGCTTGAAGGTCTCAGCCGGACACGTCAGCCGGGACGTATTCGTTCACAAACCGACACCGGCCCGGCGAAGCAACGCGCACGCTTCACGGCCACGGCTAAGTCGTTCGATGGCGTACAAGTCAACATGACGGGCGCACAGCTAACGACGTTCTACACGTTCTATGAGACAACACTAGGACAGGGTGCGGTGGGCTTCACTTGGATTGATCCTATTACCGACGCGTCCGCAACGCTGCGGTTCAAGGGTGAACCTTCCGAGACCATGCTGGTGCCGGACGCCACGCCGGATGCCCGTCTATACCGGGTGATGCTACCGTTAGAGATTATGCCGTGACGTTAACCAACGCATACAAACGCAGTGCCTTTGATCCTGACACAGCCGACGTGTGGCTAGTGTTGATCACCATTGCGCACGCGAGCATTAGCCCATCAATCCGCGTCGTCAACAACATGGAAGATGTGGTTAGCAACGGCGACACGTTCGTTGGGTTTCCATTTGACGTGATGTTGCCAGACGACACAGACGACGCGCCGCCCGCAGCCAAGCTGACCATTGATAATGTCAGCCGTGAGATTGGCGAAGCTATCCGCGCCATCACCAGCGCACCGACCGTAAGTATTCAAATTGTCCGTGCCGCAGCACCAAACACTGTTGAGCAATCATGGTCTGGCTTTAGTCTGCGTAACGTTAAGTGGGACGCGGGCAAGGTTGCGGGCGATCTTGTCCTTGAAAACTTCACAGACGAACCGTACCCGGCTGGTAACTTTAGCCCCGCATCATTCCCTGCGTTGTACGTCACATGACGTTTGACGAGTGGATGCGCAAAGCCACCGTGCCCGCCGTGCCTTTTGTTGCGGAAGGGCGTGACTTTGACGGTTGGGATTGTTGGGGTTTGGTAATGTCGGCTTATCGTGAAGTCAAAGACATTGGCGTTCCTGATTACACGTATGGCATTGAGAACCTTAGACAGTTGGCGGTCTTGTTTAAGGATCGTGAACGGAAGCGATGGCAACGCGTTGAGACGCCGGAACCAATGGCGGTGGCGTGCATCTTCCGGCGTGGCAGTGTCATACATGCCGGACTAGTGGCAACCAAGCGGCGCATCATCCATGTTGAAAATGGCGTCGAAACTTGTCTACAACCTATTAGCGATTTTCGCGTTGAAGGGTATTACGTGCCGTGCGTCTCTTAGCCGCCCCGCATCCGTTCAAGACTGAGTACATTGATTGCGTTGTACCGGATGGTCTCACGCTTGCTGAGATTGTTGACACGCTACCAATGGACGCAATGCTCATTGCGCACGCTCACGTCTGGATCAATGACGTTTATGTGCCCCGCGATAACTGGCGACTAGTCCGACCCAACGCAGGGGTCACGGTCACACTGCGGGTCGTGCCCCAAGGTGGCGGCGGTGGCGGCAAGAACCCGCTACGTACAATCTTCACCATTGCCATTATCGCCGCGTCATTTGCCATCGGTCCGGCGGTCGGTGCCTTCCTTGCACCAAATGGCCTTACCATCGGTAGTAGCGTCCTGTCTGCCGCGTCGTTGGGTCGCGCGGTCGTAACCATAGCCGGGACGCTCTTGCAGAACGTTATAGCGCCTGTGAGACCGCCTAAGCTGGCCGCGCTGAGTAGCACCAGCACACAGCGCGATAGTCCTACGCTGTTCATTGAGGGTGCCCGCAATAACGCCCGCCCGTTCGGTGTCGTGCCGGCGGTGCTTGGTCGTCATCGCATGTACCCGCCTCTTGGTGCCGCGACGTACACCGAAATTATAGGTGACGATCAATACATGCGTATGGTCGTGGTCTGGGGTTATGGCCCGCTCAAGATTGAAGACATTAAGATTGGTGAAACGCCGATTGCAGACTTTGACGATGTGGAAATTGAGACCGTTGAGGGTCGCGTAGGTGACGCGGCGTTAACGCTATTTTCAAACACCGTCAATCAGGACAACTTTTCAATCTTGCTGCAACAGGTTGATAGCTGGCAGACGCGCACCGCACCGGCTGACGTTGACGAACTGAGCGTTGACATAACGTTTCCGCAAGGGTTGGTGAAATTTAACACGGCGGGTGCGCGGCTTGAGTTAACTAAGTCGTTTCAAATCCAGTACCGACCGACTAGCGGCGGGTCATGGTTGACGCCATCGTTCACCGCAACGACGCTTGACCCTGACAACGAGGCAAGCATGGTGTCCGGCGACACTGTGACCGTGACGCATAACCGCACCGCTGCAATCCGTCACGGCTTTACATGGACGCCAGCGGGTGGGCGCGACGATTACGAAGTACGCATTAGGCGCACGTCGGATGACACCGACGACACGCAGATATTTGACAAAATGAGTTGGTCAACGTTACGCGGTATCACTGATGAAGACCCGTTGAACTTTGCCAACCCACTTGCAGCCACGGCGTTGCGGATTAGAGCGACCGGCCAGCTTAACCGCCTTGTTGATGAACTTAACGGCATAGTGTCAAGCTACGTCAACAGCTATGACGGCGGGTCATGGTCCGAGGCGGTGAGTAGCAACAACGCCGACTTGTTCCGGCACGTACTGCAAGGGGCTGCGAACGCCGGGGCACTGGCTGATGCGCGCATTGACTTGGATCAATTGCAAGATTGGTTTGCGTTCTGCGTGACCAACGGTTTTGAATTCAACATGGTCCGCGACTTTCAAGCGTCCGTGTGGGACACACTCGCTGACATTGCGTCAGCCGGTCGCGCATCGCCCACAGTTGTTGATGGTAAATGGTCGGTGATCTATGACGAATTACAAACCGTCCCGGTACAGCACTTCACGCCGCGCAACTCTTGGGGCTTTGAGGCTGAAAAGGGTTTCCCCGCACAACCGGACGCGCTGCGGCTACGGTTCAGCAATCGCAACGAAGCTTGGCGACAAGACGAACGCATTGTGTATGCGGACGGCTTCACGTCTGCTAACGCGGAAGTCTTTGAAGGGCTGGACGCTGGCGGCATAACCGACCCCGACCATGTGTGGAAGTTTGGCCGCTTTGCAATCGCGCAAGCGTCGCTACGCCCTGAACGTTGGGGTTTGAATGTTGACTTTGAATACCTGATTGCTGGCCGTGGCGCTCTTGTCCTTGTGACGCATGACGTGCTGTTGGTTGGTCTCGCTAGTGGACGCATCACCGCCATACAGGTTGACGGCGGCGGCGACATGACCGGGTTTACGTCAGACGAAGTGTTGACGATGGCGGGCGGCACTGACTACGGCGTGTCAATGCGCACGTTAGGTGACGTTGAGTTGACCGGTCAAATCGTGACGAACGCGGGCGACCAAACAACGGTAGTGATGACAACGGCAGTACCCGCCGCGAACATTCCGGTTGTTGGCGATTTGTTTAGCTTTGGTGAGTTGGGCAGCGAGACCGCAGAGGGTCTTGTCCTATCCATCCAACCAAGCGGCGAACTAAGCGCGCGTGTCGTCATCATTCCAAACTCACCAGCGGTCTACACTGCCGACACCGGAACCATCCCGGCATTTGTCACCGGCCTAACGCCAGTACCGCAAGTCCCAACGGCTGTGATTGTCGCGGTGCGGTCTGATGAAAGCTTGTTGGAACTTGGTGCGGGTAACACGATCACGCCGCGCGTTGGGTTGTCCATTGAGCAAACCAACTACCGTGGTGCGGTGCTTGACATTGAGTTGCGCGCGACCGGCACGGGTGAACCATTTTATGCGGCGCAAGTTGTGTCCATTCAAGGCACCGAACATGTAATAGGCGGTGTTGAAGACGGGCGGTCGTATGACTTCCGTGTGCGCTGGCGCGACGACAACCTATTACGCACTGGCGGATCGTGGACCTATCAAAACAACTACCGCGTTATTGGTCAGACGAACCCGCCCGCCGCGTTGATCAATCCGACAATCTCAGTCTTTGGTGGCACCGCGTTAATTCGTTGGGACACACCAACGGAACTTGACGTTAGGTTTGGCGGCGTTGTTCGCTTCCGTCACAGTCCTGAGACCACGCCAGCTAGTGCCGCGTGGGCTGCGTCAACGTCCATTGGTACAGCGGCGAAAGGTGACGCGCTCATTGCTCAACTACCGTTGAAGCCGGGCACATACCTTGCGCGCGTTTACGACAAGGGCGGGCGACCTAGTGACGTTGTTGTGTTGGGCACTAAGCAAGCGTCGGTCTTGTTGTTTGCCAACGTTGACACCGTGACAGAGGCACCGACGTTTAGCGGCACCAAGACCAACGTTGTACTTGACGGCAACATGTTGAAGCTGGCGGGTGTTGGCTTGTTCGATGCGATCCCAGACTTGGACTTGATGACCGACGACATAGACAACTTTGGCGGCATTGAGTTAGCCGGAACCTATGAGTTCGCGGCGGGCTTTGATCTGACCGCCGTGCAACGCGTGCGCCTGACAAGCACCGTGACGGCGACAAGCGTTAACACATCGGACCTAATAGACGACCGAACGGCCAACATGGATGATTGGGAAAGCTTTGACGGCGACGTACAGGGTGCCGCTGATTGTCGCGTACAGGTGAGGCACACCGACGATGACCCGGCGGGTAGTCCGGTCACTTGGTCGGCGTGGAATGACCTAGATAGCGCGGAATTCCAGGCGCGTGGCTTTGAGTTCAAAGCGTTGTTGTCAAGTGAAGACCCTGCGTTTAATATCTTTGTCACAGCGTTAACAGTGGTTGCAGAGGATATCTAATGCGGGTCGCGATCCTAGACGACAACAAGGTGTTGATTGGCGCTGCGGATCAATCAAGCGTTACGTCTGATGACATTGACGCGGGTGACCTTCCCACGGACGGTACATACTTTTGGGATGGCGAAAAGTTCATGCCCGTTGGTCGCGGTAGGGGCAAGCCGTTGAACCCGCCGGTTGACAGTGGGCGCGCTAACTATCTTCTAATGCGTGCC